AGTCACTGGGACTAACACTACCGGAACAATTTCTAGTGGGTCTAACAGCCTGACGGTTGCGTCAGCAACAGGCATCAACGTTGGTGATTTTGTTGTTGGTGAGGGTATCGCACCAGGCACTACGGTTTCAGCGATTAGTGGCACAACGATCACGTTGTCAGGAGTTGTAGGCGCAACACTTAGCACTGATCCAGTTGCGTTTTACATTGCGAACAAAGCACTTAGTCCTGGTTTGGTTGGTGGTCAGTTGTGTAGGGCATGGGTAAATTTTGATGGTACAGGAACAGTGGCAATACGTGGAAGTTTTAATATTAGCAGTATTACAGATAATGGTTCCCCCGGATGGTACAAAGCAAATTTTATTACAAATATGTCGGATACAAATTATGCAGTTGTTGGGTCTGCTAGACCAGACACTGGTACCTCACATGGTGGACACTTCTTATTAGGTAGATCTGGTAACAGTTTGGCTGTTACAGAAGTTGATGGAGTAACATTTACAACTTGTAGAAATGATCAAAGCACTTACACGGACAGCCCTGTCATCTGTTTGGCAGTCTTCCGATAACCGAAATTAATTAACAGGCCGAGCATATGCCAGAAGATTTCCTTAGTATTATCAGTGATTTAGGTGGCACTATGGCCTCTCTGGCCTTTGCCGGATATCTAATTGTGTATTTGCTGAAGGGTTTTGCGGCAGAACGTGAAATACACCTCACGAAAGATTCAAAAAATGATGAAGCGCTCCAAAAATTAATGCGAGAAAGTAATGCAGCTTTAATAACTACTATGGAACAAACAAACCTGACTTTATCAGAAATGCGTGTCGCTATTAGTCAGCTTCATGAAAGTATTGTGAACATTCAAAGAAAACCTTAAGTAAAACTTTATGAGCAACACAGTCGAATGTTCCAAGCATTTCAGCCGCGATGAACTAAAATGTTCTTTTGCGCCTGACGCGGAAGTTTTAATGTGTGCTTTTTTTATGGAAAAGCTGGAAGAGCTGCGCGAAGAGTGGGGGAGACCGATGCACCTAAGTAGCGCGTACAGAACAGAAGACCACCCACGCGAGCGCACCAAGCCCTTAAAATATGACCATCTGGGCAATCCGTTACCCCGTGGGGGTATGCACGCCCGTGGAAGAGCCTGCGATGTATTGATTGCAGGCAGTGATGCAGTGGCTTTTTTGCGGGTAGCGCTTAAGTATTTTTCGGGTATTGGCCTAAGTCAGAAGGCTGACTGGAACCAGCGCTTCATACATTTGGATGACCGCACTAATCCTGCTATCTGGACGTACTAATGGACATATTTAACGCAATCGTAGATTCAGGTGGGCTGGAACTAATTTTAGCAGCAACCGGCATGGGCGCAGCGATACCTGCTGTAGTCATGTATAAGAAGATTCGGAAGGCGAAACAAACAGGCGAGCAAGTCAAAAAACGCTTCGGCTTTTTTTAGTACCTTTGTGTTGCCAATGTTGCCAGTGTGGATTGCAACGCTTTGGCTGATCTTTGTTGCCCTAAGTTATTGTAATTATTGGTAGCAGAGGGGAGACTTGAACTCCCGACCTTGCGATTATGAATCGTAAATTAGTAAAGCCGCTAGCCCGCTAAATATCTAGCCTTCAACGACTGGCTACAAAGTTTGTTGCCAATGTATTGACAACACTCACAGGCGATTGACTAGGCTCTGGACTTCCACCGTTTGACTGTTGAGGTAGCCCAGCGTCGTGGTTAGTTGCTGATGACGTAGTAGCTTTTGAACCAAAACAGGTGACTCACCCGCAGCTAGTAACTCTGTGGCTACGGTAGCCCGAAAGCCGTGCAACACTTTTGGCCCTCTCAAGCCAAGCTGATCCAATACTTTTTTGAAGCTGTGCCCTGCACTGCTGTAGTCCCGCCAGAACTTCCTACCGCTCCCATCATCACAGACGTAGGCTTCGCCGTCATGCGCTTCTGCATCTAAAAATTGCCGCAGTGGTTTTGCTATTGGCAGGATTGCGTCGGCCCGACCTTTGGTTTGCCAATCTTTGTCAGACTCCAGCCAGATGCCCTGGTTTAGTATGTGGTCCCAGCGTAGGTTGATTAGCTCGCTAGCACGCATGCCCGTGTAGCGAAACAGATAAAAGGCTCGACGCAGTACAATGAAGCGTCGTGAGCCGGTTTCTTTTAGTTTACGCTCTATGTACTCACGCATCAGCTCTAACTCATCACGACTCCAAGTCTGCGGCACTACTGTGACAGCGCGGAGTTGTTTGAGCTTGACGGGCTTGACCAACAATTCTTCTTCAAAAGCCCAATTATAGAATCGATTTACGTTGCGGATATGGTGGTTAATCGTGCGGTCGTTTAAGCCACGATGTCGCTCCTGGGCAATGAAAAGGTCTAGAGAGCTGCGGCGATGGTCGTCGAGTGCGTAGTTTCCAGTCGCTTGCTTCCAGCGTTTTAGTGAGTCTGTGTAGGTGTAGACAGTGCGTGGGCTGTTGCGGGTCTGACAGTATTCAAGGAAACGTTTGGTCGCCATCTGCAAATCAATCAACTGCGTGCCTGTTGTCAAGCCCAATTGATGTTGCAGTGCTAGCAGTCTGTCTTCTAGTAGCTTTTTTTGTTCGTCATCAGTCAGCCCGTAAAGTTCTGCAAATGACGCAATCTTTTTGCGGACACGCTTACCCGCAACATATAGCTGCGCTTGCCAGATTTTTCTAGCGTGGTTCTGGGTAAGTAGTTGAGGTTTCATTGCGTAATAATTTTAACAAAATGAATAGTAAGCAGGTGCTAATAAAAAAAATTAGTGTATAATTATAGTGGGGGAGGGACAATCAAGTAACACTTTTTAAACACCTTTTTACAAGGTGCTTAAGATCTGCTCAGGCTTCAGCGGGATGATGCAGAACTTTGAATTTGTGTGTTTTCGTCGTCCCCCCCATTACTTTTTTTCTTTTTAGCTCTGCTTGTAATTCCTCCACTTTACCTTCCAGCAATTCAATTATTTTATCTTTTGAGGCCAGCAGTTCATCGCGTTGCGAACTAGCATTTTGATAAATTTTACCCGCTTCGCTGTTGACACCAGGCAGAAACGGATCACCTTCACCAGTTATCAGCCAAGTTGTGTTATAGCCACCCGCTAAGGCTTTCTTAAGCATTGTTGAAGACAGCCCCCTTGTACCTTTTAACACTTGTATCAGTTGTGGGGCACTAACTCCCCAGTCCCTAGCAAGTGCGCTTTTATTGCCTTTTTTACTATCAATGTAAAAATTTAATCGTTCAATGATTTCAGCATTTTCTGCCATAGATTACCACGCTTGGAAAAAATTGTGATTGCAAAGTAAATCATCTTTGCATATGTTAAATAGCAATGTTAAATAACAAAGCTACCATAGCTAGCTTTGTTTGCAAACTAAACATAGCAACACAGCAAAATTTGGGCAATGAATTTATCAACTCAGTGCAAATTTTATGGCGTGAAGATCAAAGATATAGCGGTCGAAACAGGGTTTACGCCCGTATACGTTTCGCAGGTTTTAAAGAATCACAGACGCAACACTGATATTGAGCAGATAACTTTAGTCGCCCTCTCCAATCGCAAAGAAGAGCTGCTGACCGCTCTATTAAAGGAGTCCGCGTGAGCGACACCACAGAAGAAACTTTGAAAGAAGTACTGAACCTTCTGCGCGGGCTGCGACTAGATGTCAACCACCTAGCCAAAGCGCAAGGTGTGCCCGTGATGACAGAACAAAACAGCCTGCTAATGGAACGCCAGAAACTTACAAACAGAGAGGCTGTTGCCCAGGCTTTGGAAAAGTCCAAAGCTAATTAGCCCGCCTGTTGGCGGCAGTACCTGGACTCACCAGAGTTCTCTTGAGATGAAAGCGGTTTATCTCATCTGCCGCCATTTCACACACTACATGGAGTTAGTTATGAGCCGCGTTGAATACCTGTTTGATCTTGAAGTACAAAGCACTAAGTCTCGCCTACTGCGTCCCGCCCAACAACACACCCTACGCCGTTTTTATTGGTGGGTGCGCTTAAAGTATTTGACCGTCAAGTGGTGGTATCGAAATAACAGAACAAGAAATAGAACAAAGCTGGTTACGCGCTAAAGCAAGACACGAAGCCTTTTTAGACGAAACCAAACGACTAAAACGCCAAAACAGTTACTGGAAATACCGAGCTAAGTTTGCTCAGAAAAATATTTGTTTTTTGTACGCATGCGAATGCGGGAAACTGGTCGGGGCAAAGCACGCTTTGAATTGTCCAGACCGTGATTTAACGCCTGTTATGCCGTCAGATTTTTTATTGATTGAACGCCTACAACGAAAGGATGATTTATTTAACGATTCAAACTGGGACTATGACGCCGACGTGGAGAAGCTAGCCGAATTGCTGTCGTGAGGAGTTCCCCTGGCAGGTGAGAAGAACCGCAAGTACTTTCCCAAGCCCTGTGTATATTGTGGGAGGTACTTCACACCGCGAAATTCTAATCACAGACACTGTAGCATGAAGTGCAGTGCCGCGCGTGCAAGCCAAGAGCATCGCGCAAAAGTGATGAAACGTTGCGCTCAATGTGAGCAGATGTTTTATAACCGAAACAGTGCTGCCAAGTATTGTAATCAAGATTGCTATTTAGTTGCTGCACGGTCCAGACGAAAGGGAAACGCACCAGGTTGGACACCCCAACAGATGCAGTGTCCACAATGCGCAAAGTTTTTTAGTCAGAACAGCGTCAACCACCAGTATTGTACGCGGGCCTGTTACACCGCAATGAAGCGACATCTGAGTTATGTACGCTTGAAAGCTAGCAGTCGTACTGACTGCAAGGGCTGTGGGACACCACTCACCGAACTAGGCCGCGTGTTCTGCAGTGTTTCGTGTAGGACTAAGCACTATCTGGTCGGTAAACGCCTATACAAAAAAACCTGCCCGATGTGCAGGACTCAGTTTGAAACACACAACAAAGGACGCCAGCACTGCAGCAGGACTTGTAGTAATAGGGCGACAGCACGCAAAAAACAGGACGACGCATCAGCACGCGAAGACGCCAGTCTTAGATATAAAGAGCTGCGTCAGACAATGGAAAGTCGGGTGAAGCACAGTAAGCTGATGCCACTGGAAACTGCTTATGCGGACTCGATCCAGGCGTTTTTAAAGCGTGGTGGCACTATAAAACAATTTCAGCCGCAGGACGCAAAGAAGCCAAAAACGGCGGTGCCTGGAAACTTTTGGTCGTTCGATCAATACGACGCAGAACCATGAAGCGGGATTACTCAATCATTGGTGAAGAGTTTGGCGATTTGCGCGTGTTGGCGTTTGAAGAAACAAAAAAACGCTCTCCGAAGTCAGGGGCAAGAACCTTCTGGAGATGCCTCTGCTTGGTCTGCGGTAACGAGTGTGTCATCGAACGCAATAACTTAGTCAGCGGCAATACCAGTAGCTGCGGTTGTCAATGGGGACTTCGTGAGAGAGTAGCCTGGTTGGTTGGATGCAATCTTAGCACAGTTTCGACTGTGCTAGCTGGCGGCAAAAAAAAAGGCGGGCAAGGAACTATCCATTGGTCACTGGCTGAACGAATTCGGGCAGTTGCGGAATTAGTTGGAGTCAAAGGCCGCAAATACAGTGATCCGAATAAACGTGAAATAAAATAAAATTAAGCTACCGGCCAACTCGCGGTGTGTCCTCCCGCTGGGATTCCGATCACCAGTAAAAAATCACACCATTCATTTGGCGACTAAGCAATAGCCCCTTCACTCAACTCAGGCCACGCTGTCGGTAGCACCAATTTTAACGCACAGGACAAAATGGCTATCTATTTTTTTTTCAATGAAGTTGAGCAGATTGTAAAGATTGGCTACACCGAGCAAAGACTCAAGGACCGCGTTAGCCAGCTACGCACTGCCGCGCCCAATTGTCGTCCTCTGGGTAACCCAATACCAGGTAGCCGCGAAACCGAAAAGCAATTGCACCAACGATTTGCCAAGTACCGCATCAACCGTGAATGGTTCCGTTATACAGGTGAGTTAAAGACATACATTGCGCATGTGCTAAATCAGTCACGTGACGCTGAACCGGAGTGGTTCAAGGCCATCATTGAAAACCATCACAAAGCCGTCAATCACGGCAATCCTGAAATGAGTACCTTTTCAATGATTGACGCGCTCAACCAGCACCGCGAAAGCGATGTACTCAACAACTGGGAACAAAACTTTGTAGCGGATATATATGATCGTTTTTTTCTGCCATTTGCTAGCGAGAACAACGATCTTTTACGGCCCGTTAGTGGGCCATCATTGAAGCAGTTAGACCGGCTGTGGACTATTTACATGGAGCGACTGAATGCCACTATCACTAGCAGAAAAGTACAGCCCGCCCGAGAGCGTGGAGACACCTCAAACCTTTTACAAGAAACCGGCTGACGAAGAGCAGCCAGCGCCAGGTATAACTTTTACAGTTGACCCTCCTAGCAATGACGTTGTTGCTGATAAGGTGGTGGAGGGCATACACAAGCGGATGCGTGATGAGGGCAGGCCTATCGCCAACATGGCTTTGCTGTGCCAATATGAGCCCGCCGCAGTCAAAGATGAGGCAAAAAAGCTGACGCGTGCTTTTGATAATTGCAAGGATTTGCATATTTTCCTTTTAACCCACGGCTACCTTGAAAACTTTAAAGAAGATGCTGCGAAAAACCTGCCGATTTACGAGCTGCGCCATAAGTATCAAACGACCTACAGCATCATGTATTCACTAGCGCAGACACTTGATTGTAAATTTTCCGTTTGCAAATCCAAGTACGAATACCGTTTTAAATTGCGTGAACAATATGGTGTGAAGTGTGTCAACAGCGAACCGCAAAATGCAATGCAGTCTAGCGAAATTGAGTCACGGCTGGAGCTTATAGAGTCACGGCTGGAGCTTATAGAGTCGCAGCTTCGAGTTAAAAACAATTTACTGATCAGCATTTGGAAAGAAGTCAGTACAGCCAACGACTTTGAGGAGTAAGCACATGAGCAACCTAACGGACTGGGGCTTGCCCGATGATTATGTAAATCCCAACAAGATTGGTCCTTTCTTCAAACTTGATCCGGCCAACAAATTAGGAGTTCGTTTGCGGGTACTTGGCTCTTTTAAAGACCCAAGATTGGCAGTTCGTGGCTTTGAAGGTTGGTACTTCACCACAGATCATGTAACCGGCCAGGAAGTCAAAAGACCGCACCGTGTACCCATGTCAAACAAAAATGAGTTGATTCGCGCAGGTCGTGAAGAAATCAAGCACTTCTGGGCGCTAGCAATCTACAACTACGCAATGGATTGTGTGCAGTGCTGGCAGATTAACCAGTCTACCATTCAAACCAGGATCGAAGACTTGGTGCAGATACATGGTGCGCCTAGCACTTATGACTTGCAGGCCATCCGCACTGGCACTACCAAAACTGACACAAAGTACATCATTGAAAAAGTAGAACCGAAAGGCGATGAGCATTTGGCAGTAAATGCTTTAGAAGAGTCAACAATTGACCTGAGACAGCTTTTTGTTGGCGGTGACATCATGACACCCCTTGAAGAACGAGCCAGTGACGGCGATTCTGAGCATCTTGAGCGTAGTGACCTGAAGCCTATCGAAAAGCTCCGTCTGGTCCGCAATCAAATTGAAGCGGCTCAGTCATTTGAGCAGCTCGACGAAGCGCTGATGTTAAAAGACACCTACGTCGAGCGCGGTGACATCTCCAAGGCCGAACAGATGACGCTCAAGAGTATTGAAGCCAAGGTCAAGGAGCGCCTGTCTGACGAAGTGGCTTAGTCATGAACAACTACACCAAGGTCAGTAACCAGGTGCTGGAAGACGCAACGCTTTCCTTGAAAGCCAAAGGGCTCTTTGCCTATCTTGTCAAGCTACCCAAAGGCTGGAAGATCCGCATTGGCGAAATAGCAAAACACCATCGGGATGGCTATGACAGTGTACACAGTGCATTGAATGAATTGCTGGCTGCTGGTTACTTGCAGCGCTTTGGTCGTAGTCGTGACAAAGGTCAGGTCGGTGACTGGCAATACCACATAAATACTGGGTTGCAACCTGACAGGGAAAAACCTGTTCAGGAAAATCCGCATCAGGTTCAGCCTGACAGGGAAAATCCAGTTCAGGTTAATTTGCCGCAAGCCCAGATAGAATCAACAATTGAGCCTGACAGGGAAAATCCAGTTCAGGTTTCACCTGACAGGGGAAAACCTGACCAGGGAAAACCTGACCAGGAAAATCCCGATGTATATATAAAAGACTTAGAAAGAAAAGACTTAATAAAAGAAAAAGTAAAAAAAGAAAAATTAGAAAAAGGGAAAGTCGCAGATGGATTACCTGATTGGGTACCCAAACAAGACTGGTACGATTTTGTAAAACAACGCAAAGCCATGCGGAACGCACCTTGGACACCAGGTTCAGCTTCTAGAAATTTAGGAGTGCTGAAATCTATTGCTGCAGAGTATGGGGTAGAACACGCAATATTTTGCCTGAATGAAACCATACGGCAGTCTTGGCGTGGCATACCGAGGATAGAACCTAAATCAGCAACACAACGCTTCCAGAGTGCTGATGAAAAGAGCCAAGCCGTTTTAGACAATTTCTTGAAGGAGGACACCAATGGCAAGCAGGGAAACCATAGCCCGCTCACTGAAGAGCTGGGCAGCAAACACTGGGCGGACGATTACCAGCGACCAAGCCGCAGAGTGGTTTGAAGCCTTCCAGACTGTCAGTGACGAAGACTTTGAGCGGGCGCAACGCCAGTTACTTTACAGCACAGAAGACCGCTATCTGCCCACACAAGGGCAAATCTGGAAAGTGTTGCGAACACAGCCCGCCGCAACGTCACCAGCAGCACAGAAGCTGGACAAGGAGAAAGTCACCACACTTGGGCGCAAGTACCTGCCCAAGTTGATTGAGCTGGCAAGACGCAACGGACAAAATGGAATCAGCAACCTACGTCTTTCAAGTTCCCCCACAGACTGCGCCGCGCATGACGCGCCGTGACCGTTGGAAGAAGCGCCCTTGTGTGGTTCGTTACTTCGAATACCGTGACCAACTCCGCGCAAAAGCCATAGAGTATGGCATTACGCTCCCGAATAACTTCACCGTCACGTTCTACATGGCTATGCCAAAGTCTTGGAGCAAAAAGAAGAAAGCCGCGCATGTCGGCAAGCCTTGCCAGTCCAAACCTGACCTAGACAACGTGCTGAAGGGCTTTATGGATGCGCTGCGGACTAACGACGCTAGCGTTTACGCCGTGAGCGCTTCGAAGTTTTGGAGCGAGCAGCCTGGCGTCGTGCTAAGCGTTCGCGTGCCCGCTCCCGTTTGGCCGCCAAACTGGGCGGTATGAGCATCTCTTGAAGGATCGACACGGGCGCATCAGGTGGTAGGCTGTGGATGGAGTACAAGAGCGCTACCTGGTGCAGCGTTCTGTCTGCTACTTCCAGGTGCGAACACTCTTGCAGGCTAATGTGAGTTTCTGAAACGCTTAAAAGTTCCGCCAGTTCTTTTTGCGTCAATTGCATGGCTGTTCGCCAGGCGCGCATCATATCGGCGCGCATTGCAGTATTTAATGCTGTTTGTGGCGGAAGGCCAGCCAAGGCAGGTAATTGGTGGTAAAGTGGTGATTTTGCACCCAAAGAAAATGGGCAAAAGGACCGCGCCCATCGCTGTGAAGTGGCAGGTTTCGCGTATCGATTACGACTTTTCTGCGATTATTTTGCATTTTCGTAGCAGTGTATGGCCGCTAGCCCAGTAGATATGCGGCTTTGACTGTGGTAACACGCCTGATTGCTAATCCGTTGGTCTGGTGTCGGTTGTCCTACTTGCCCTGACTTTGCGATGCCGGGGGCACAAAACGCGCGTCGATGGTTAGTAGGTCTATCCCCTCCCCCAAACGGGCCGATTTTGGAAGTCGCCATTTCAACCGCGCTTACTGAGTTCGCTCGCGCCTTGTTTTCTTTTCGTGGGCGTGTTTGGTTTTGTTTATGGAGTTACCATATGCCTAGACGAAGTGCAAGCAGCGCGCAGCCTACGACAATCCAGCCGATAGGCCAGAGCAAGATCAACGGCGATTTTATGCGCATCGCGATGTCGAATGCGACGATTGCGGAAAAGGCCGCAATGATTGGCTGCCACAAGAACACGTACGACAAGGAGCGCAAGGCTAGGGCGGACCAGATCGCGTTACAGACGCGGATTGAGTTAGACGAGAGCGTCCACCACGCGATGAGTACGCTGGTGGAGCTGTTGGATTGTGATGACCCGAATGCGCGCTACAAAGCCGCGAAGGACATCTTGGACAGGGCTGGGTTCAAGCCGACAGACAAGCTAGAAGTGACGGCGGAAGTGAAGCGCACACCCAAGGAAATTGAAGCAGAGATCCGGCAGCGGATGGGTGATGAGATCGCGAGCCGGTTGTTGGGCGTAGACTTAAAGCCAGCGGCACCACCAGCGGATTTACCAGCAAAGGTAGTCGAAGCCGAAGATGCGGACTGGGAGAAAGTCGATGGCTGAGTATCGCGGCAAGAAGGTGACTTTGAACAAGCCACGGCGCACACCTGGGAAGCCGAAGAAGTTTGAAGTCTTTGTCAAGAACGATGCGGGCCGCGTGGTACGGGTAGCCTTTGGCGATCAAAAGATGTCGATCAAGAAAGACCAGCCGGCGCGCAAGAAGAGCTACTGCGCTAGGTCAGCCGGTATCAAGGGCAAGAACGACCGGACCAGTGCAAACTACTGGTCAAGACGCATGTGGGGATGTTAATAGATTTGGAAGTGTCACAGCGAGTAGGTTTGACGGGTAAAATTTCTGAGATAATGCCCAGTAGCGATCTATTGGGTCCGTCACAGCATCAAGCTGCCAAACGCCACGCAGGCCATCGGAGCTTACTATGCCAAAGCGATATGTCGGTGAAAAGGACGGCCGACAAGCTGCACTTCCAACCCTTTGTGGGGCTTGAGTGATGAATGTGAACTTAAGCCCGTTGGAGATTGATTTTTTGTTGCGGGAGTTGCAGGCGAATCAGGGCATGATTGCGCCGAGTGCAAGCATACCAGCGTATTACCGCCACAGCATTCAGGAGACTTTACGCGAAGCGCTGATCTTGAACCGCAAGCAGCGCATTGAGTTGCAGGATCAGAAGGTCAAGGCGTTAATGGAAGAAGAAGCCAAACAGAACCAGGGGCTACGATGAGCGAAAACAAGCCGAACAACCCAGCTTTGTGGAGTCGCGCTAAAGCAGCGGCAAAGCGAAAATTTGACGTATACCCATCAGCGTACGCCAATGCCTGGGCTGTGCGCAAGTATCGCGCCATGGGCGGCACCTGGTCTAAAAAAGCCAAGAGTAAAAAAGGCAAGTAATGGCAAAAGGTGGCCTTGATACTTGGTTCAAACAGAAGTGGGTAGACATCAGCCGCAAGCGTAAGGACGGGTCACACCCGCCTTGTGGGCGTAAAAAGGCGAGCAAGTCAAGCAAGGGTTATCCGAAGTGTGTTCCAGCAGCAAAGGCGGCAAAGATGACGGCTTCAGAGAAGGCGTCTGCAGTACGTCGTAAGCGTGCGAAGGCGCAGGGGGTCGGTGGCAAGCCGACGAATGTTTCAACCAAAACTAAAAAAAGGAGCTAGCCATGCCAATGGGCGTTGGATACGGAAACACCAAGAAGAAGAAAAAGAAACCAAAAAGGTACTGATGAAAGGAGTCAAACACTACTTACGCAGTGGCGAAGTCTACAGCGGGCCGACCCATAAGATGAAGGATGGGAAGCTCCACACGGGTGCGAAGCACACTTCATCCAGCAAGCCGCTCTTTCACATGCGCGACTTGAGTGAAACGGCAAAGAAGCGGGCTAAATCAAAACGGGGAAAATGATGCCAGGACTTGCGAAGAAGAAGAAGCTGACACCACGGCAGAAAAAGTTGGCAGCGATGACGCCACCGAGGAACAAGATCACGCGGGGTGATGTGATCACAGCGGCGAAGAAAAAGGCGAAGAAGAAGTGACACGTCAGCAAGCAGACCAGTGGGCCGAAGAACAGTACCTGGACGGCCTGGATGAAGTCCTGAAGCTGCGCGATGAGTACGAGGAGCTACGCCGCACGAACACGATGGACTTCTATGAGCCGTACCCGTATCAGCTCACTTTTCATGAAGCCAAGGATGACGCGGGCCAGCGTGCGCGACAGCGCTGTCTGATGGCAGGGAACAAGGTGGGGAAGACTTTCTGTGGTGCGATGGAGTTGGCCTACCACCTGACCGGAAAGTATCCGAGTTGGTGGACGGGTCACAGGTTCGATAGAGCAATCCATGCGTGGGCGGCAGGGAAGTCGCACTACGCCACACGCGACATTGTACAGAGCGAGTTGGTCGGTGAACCTGGTGATCCTGAGTCTTTTGGCACCGGCGCGATACCAAAGGACTTGATGGTCAAGACGGAGCGCAATCCGGGGGTCCCGAACGCCTTGGGCTTTGTCTTGGTCAAGCATGTCAGTGGCCGCAACAGCCGCCTACAGTTCAAGAGCTATGATGCAGGGCCGGCCAGTTGGATGGGGGTCGCAGTGGATTATGTTTGGCTAGATGAGGAGCCACCACAAGAAATCTATTCGCAAGCGCTGCGTGCTACCTTGAAGTCTGGTGGTCCGGTATCGCTGACGTTCACTCCAGAAGCGGGTGTCACGGGTGTGGTGGCAATGTTCTTAAATGAGCGCAAAGGCGGTCAGGCGCTAGTGCAGGCCACCTGGAACGATGCCCCACACTTGAGCTTAGAAGTACGCGAAGAGATCTTGGCAGCCCTACCACCGCATGAGCGGTTGATGCGTTCTAAGGGCATCCCTACCTTGGGAAGCGGGCAAGTGTTTCCAGTGCCAGAAGATCAGATCCAGGTTTCAGCGTTTGCGATACCAGACCACTTCAGCCGCATCGCCGGTATTGATTTTGGTTTCGACCATCCTACCGCTTGTGTCTGGTTGGCGCATGACCGAGACACCGACACGGTTTATCTATACGACGCCTATCGCGAAAAAGGTTCAGGCATGCTTCAACATGCTGAAGCGATCAAGCACCGTGGTTCTTACATACCAGTCGCCTGGCCGCATGACGGCTCAATTCACGACAAGGGTTCTGGTGAAGCGCTAGCGACACAGTACCGGCGAGCCGGCGTAAATTTTTTGGGTAGTCACTTTTTGAATCCAGAAGGTGGCATTGCCGTGGAGCCTGGTCTGATGTCGCTACTCACTAGGATGCAGACCGGCCGGTTCAAAGTGTTTAATCATTTAGATCAGTGGTTTCAGGAGTTTCGGATGTATCACCGCAAAGACGGGCGGGTGATTCGCAAGCACGATGACTTGATGAGTGCAACCAGGTACGCCTGTCAAAGTTTAAGATACGCGACCACGGTCAACTTCCAGCCCAGACCATCTGTAGCGGTAGGCAGTTTGACAGACGGGACATTTGACCCATTCGACTTCTGGATGCGACACCAGACCAGTGAGAGTTATGGCCCGCTCAACTAGACGCGACACCGACTTCAACATCCGCGAAGCGCTGAAGCGTACCCGCAGTCAGTTGTTGAGTGCCCAGGAATCGGGCAGAGCCGCGCTGGCAGGTTATCAAGAGTTGGCACCACAGTACAACCGAGCGGTTGAGCAAGCGCGTAATTTTCAAAGTACCTTGACGCGGGACTATGATCGTTATGTACAAGACCGCCAGGAAGCGGTGGCGACGTACAATCAGGAGTTACAACGGCGCAAGACTGCCTATGAAACGGCGGCAGGTAGTATTGCAGCACAAGGTCCAAGGATTGAGCAAAATTTTCAGCAAGCTCAACAAAAGTTGCAGGCTTTACAAACGCAGCGGGACACTGCTGGAAAAGAACTGCAACGGCGCTACCAGATCTATGCAGACAACTACCAGACCGTTGTCAGGATTGGTGCGCGTGATTACGAGCAGATGTTGAAGTCTGCACAGGGCAACCCTGCCGAGTATCAGAAGCTAGCGGCAGACACGGGTTACGTTCAACGTTTTGCCGAGCAACAGACCGCAACAATTTTCAGACGCTACCAAGACTATCTAAGCAACACGTACAACCCTGCGGCGCAGGCATTCAGTCAATTTGAAAGTGGTGAATTCCGCCAAGCCGAAGAAGCGTTGTTGAATTTTCGTCAAAATGCCAACAGTGCTGAACCTTTATTGCAGGATTATCAAGCATTTGCGCAGGACACGGGCTTTGTGGACCGTGCCGCAAGTGACACGAAAGCCGTCTATGATGCTAGTCGCCAAGAGTATGGCCGCTTGCAAGCAGCCTATGAAGGCATGACCCCACAGTTGAGCGAGTACACCCGACAGGTAGAAACAGCGAAGCAACAAGTACTTAGTTTGCAGGACATGGCACCGGAGCTTCAGCGCTCCCTAGCTATAGATACTGAAGCCCGCAAGCGTGGGACACGCCGTGATTATCGACGTTCTGTACTGACAGGTGATTTCAAACGACGCGGGTCAGCACGTTGAACGAACTCAGGGCAAAGTTTGGACCTGGGCTAGCCAAGGCGCTGGTGCGGGACAAGACGAGTTACAGTGTAGATGATTTGTTTTTGCTGTTGGAAAAAGGTTCCTGGGTGGAAGCCCATACTGACAAAAGCATTGCCATTGGCGCACCACATACTGAAGTGGACAACGGGCGATCAATTTATTTGCTGCACATCACAGGAACACTGCAGGACATTGTGAAGAATCTACTGCCACAAGGTGAAGAAAAGTTCCGGCAGTTAGGCTATTCAAAATTCTGTCTGTACGGCAATCCAGCCTATTTAAGAATTTTAACCAAGGTTGGTTTTGCATTAAAAGAAATCCATTTGGAGAAAGAACTATGGGCGGCAAAGTAGAAAAACCAAAAGTCATTAAGGACATCCAAAAAGAAGCGGATAAGCAGTTGAAGGGCGCACAGAAAGCGGCAGAAACTGAATTAACCGGCTTGACCGAATCCTTGAAGACTGAGCTGACAGGTGCAGGAAAAACGCTTGGCATGAACACCGAGCAAGATTTTAGCGAGGTAGATTTGGGTCCAGTCCAAGACATTGCAGAAGCGGCCATTGAAATAACAAAATTGCCTGTGCAGGCAGTGGAAGACCTGACAAAGATTGATGTTCCCAAGGTCATTGGTGATGTTACAAGTGAAGCGGTCAGTGGCTCCATCCGACTAGCCCAGGACGCAATACAGGCGGCAAGTCCTATTTTGTCTTCTGCGGTAAAGGTTGCAGAACAACCATTCAAAGCGGTAGAAGACGTTTCAAAAATAGACGCACAAAAAGTTGCGCAGGATGTTTTGACTGGTTCCGCAAACCTAGTAACCGAAACACCTAAAAACCTAGTCACCGTTGCAGAAGAAGCGGTCTTGAAGCCTGCCAGTGATCTGTCAATGTATTTGACAGAAGAAGCCAAAAAAGGTGCTGAACTAGCTTTCAATAATTTAATCAGCCCTTTCCAACCAGGTGAAACCGAAGGCACCGGCAGTGGTCAGGCCACAGGTGGCGACAACCTAGGATCTGCACCAACAATGGGCGACCCAGGTGTAATACCTGAAATGGAGCAAGCAACCACAAAGGCTAATCAGATGACCGAAGAAGAAAGGCTGCGCCGCATCCGCCGCCTGTTATTGAACCGCTATGGCCGTGAAGACACAATTCTTTCTGGCGCAGGTGACACGCGCAGCCGTCGAAGGTATGCGCTATGAGTGATGCTGCAACGCTAGTCCAAGAATACGAAGCGCTCAAAAGCGAGCGGGGCAACTGGGAAAATATGTGGCAGGACATTGCCGAGTTGATGATTCCTAGAAGAGCAGATTTTACGAACCGTTACCGCGCACCTGGGGAGCAACGGCGTGACCGGATCTACGAGTCTACAGCGGTACGTGCCTTGGTTCGTGGTGCTAGTGGTCTACACAACACATTGACCAGTTCGACGGTGCCTTGGTTTGCACTTGAAACCGAAGACCGCGAACTGATGCAGAACCGTCAGGTGCAGCTCTGGTTGGAAGACGCGACCAGGCGCTGCAACTCCGTCTTCAATGCGCCTAGGTCGATGTTCCACCAGTCGGCACACGAATACTACCTGGACCTGCTAGCTTTCGGCACAGGCTGCATGTACGTCACCCAAGAGCCTGGCATGGGGCCGGTTTTCAAGTCGTACTTCTTGGGCCACACCTACATCGCCGAAGGCAAAACCGGCATGATTGATAGCGTCTACCGGCGCTTCGATGACACCGCTAGAAGCTTATATAAGCAGTTTGGCAACAAGCTCCCAGATGAAATTATCAAAGCTGCAGACAAAGAGCCGTTTAGACGCTTTGAGCTATTGCACATTGTCAGACCTAGAAGCAACGCACCAGGTAGAACTGCAAAGCAGAAGCCTTTCTTGAGCGTCTATGTGCATGCAGAAAGCCGCAAGGTCGTGCAAGAAGGTGGCTTTGATGAGATGCCGTACATCGTGTCCAGATGGCAGAAAAACAGTATGGAAGTCTATGGGCGTGGCCCTGGGATCGAAGCGCTGCCCGATGTACGGATGGTCAATGAAATGGAGCGCGTTGGCCTGATTGCGCTGCAGTTGCTGGTTTCGCCACCGCTCTTAGTGCCGGACGACGGATTTTTGGCACCCGTAAGGACATCGCCAGGAAGTCTGAACTACTACCGAGCGGGTCTAGGACCACAAGACCGCATAGCACCGCTACAAACTGGCGGCAGAGTCGATTTGAACGAAGCCAAAATAGGTCAAGTCCGCGCAGCCATAGAACGTACATTTTATTTAGACTTGCTGGAACTACCTGGACCTACGGCTGCAGACGGTGATGTCCTGCGCTTCAGTGCTACCGAAATCGCCGCCAGGCAGCGAGACAGGCTAAACATCTTAGGGCCGATAGTCGCTAGGCAGGAAGCCGAGTTTCTAGGGCCACTGGTGATCCGCACGCTTTCGGTGATGCTGCGTTCACAGATGCTACCACCACCGCCACAGGTGCTATTGGATGCCGACTTCAAGGTGGCTTACAGCAATCCGGTAGCGATTGCTCAACGTGCAGGCGAGTTGGCTTCGATCAGTCAGTTGATCCAGTTCCTGGTGCCGTTTGCGCAGTTGGACCCAACGGTCATCCAACGTTTCCAGACTTCCAGGGTGGCGGAGTTGGCTGCAGAGATCCTGAAGGTGAGTCCAAGCGTGTTTAAGTCTACAGATGAAATGATGCAAGAACAGCAAGCCGAAGCAGCACAGGCCGCAGCACAGCAGGAGTTGGTACAAGCAAACGCCATTGCGGAACAACAAAACTTAATTTCGATGAGCCGCAGAAACGAAAGCGTCGCTACACTGAATGAAGCAAGGGCACAGAGCGCATGAGACTAACGGAAAAAGAAAAGAAGCGACTAGCAGACTACCGCACCATTTTTGAAGGTCCACAAGGCCAGCGTGTCTTAGCAGACCTTTGTCACCGGCATGGTATTTTCGATCCATGTCACGTTCCTGGCGACCCATACACCACGGCTTATAATGATGGACGGCGTTCTGTGGTTGTTGATTTGCTGCGTTACTTGGGCACTGACCTGGAGCGGCTTAATAACCTTATAGACCTACCATATGGAAGCTACGACCCAAGAGACAGCGCCGACCGAGTTGCTGCCATCTGAAGCACCGATAGAGCCTAGTCAGACTGGCTTGACCCCAGAAGGCACCGCAGAGGCGGTCAACGGGTTAGCGTTTGATCCGCGCAGTTTGCCTGAAGACCTAGCGAACGAACCGAGCCTGCGCAGTTTTGATGACGTTTCGAAGTTGGCGAAGAGCTACGTTCACCTAGTTAAAAGGTTAGGCGCACCGCCAGAACAGATCGTGCGGCTACCCAGTTCTGAAGATGATCCGTCCTGGTCAGAAGTGTATGAGCGTCTAGGGCGCCCAAATGACCCAGCCGGTTACGACATCCACGCCGACAATGAAACGACACGACAGTTTTTGCAGGAAGCTCACAAACTGGGGCTGAACAAGAATCAGGTCCGCAACATCTATGATTGGTACAATAAAAACAGTGAGTTAAGCAACACCGCTGCCAAGGATGAGTTTGAACAGCAGCAGCAGAATTATGTACACGCGCTGAAGCAGGACTGGGGAAGAGACTACGAAGCGAATAGCGACATCGCACGCCGTGCGTTCTTACAGCTAGCCGATGGCGAAACCTTGAAGCTGGTTGAAGAGACTGGACTCGGCAATCATCCTGGTTTGGTCAAGCTGATGAACAAAGTGGGCCGCATGATGTCCGAGGACGGCTTGCTACAGAACGATGTAGGCACCAATTCGAACGGTGGCAGAGCAGACATTGAAAGCCGCTTGTCTGAACTGATGGCACCAGATGGCCCGTACTGGGATGGAATGCACAGAGATCATGATAAATACGTCGCCGAAGCTCTACGTCTGCGGGAACTGTTGACATGACAGCGCAGGAAATCCGCGAATTGCGGATGGAAGTACTGCGCCTAGCGGTAGAAAATGGGACGCCTGCAGACGTAAACGATCCGATTGAGCTTGCAAATAAGTACTATAATTTTGTATGTCAAGATGAAGGGTTCAGACTAGAACCACCGAAACCACCGCCTAGCCGACGTAAGCGCTAGGCACTATCCGCCATGCGATGGCTGCGGCTCGGACAATCGTTTGACCCGTAATTTTCGCAACCTACCCAGAGCCTTCCCCCGCGAAGACAACTCTAATTTGAGCATGGCCGCTTAAATTGGAGTTGATCCGTGTCTTCACAGATTACAACGGCGTTTGTACAGCAGTACAGCGCCAACCTACAGCATCTTAGCCAGCAAAAAGGTTCACGGCTCCGTGGAGCGGTGCGCGTCGAAGCGGTTCGAGGAAAGCAAGCCTTTTTTGATCAGATTGGGAGCCAGAGCGCTTCTGTTCGAACTACCAGAGCCGCAGATACGCTGCTGAATGATACACCACACGCTAGGCGCATGGTGACGTTGGCAGATTATGAAGTAGCCGATCTCATCGACGATCAAGACAAGTTACGGATGATCGTTGACCCTACCAGCAGTTACGCACAAGCCCAGGCATTCGCCATTGGCCGCAGCATGGACGACGTGATCATCACCGCAGCCACAGGTGACGCGAAGACCGGCGAAACTGGCGGGACCACAACCAGTTTACCAAGCGCCCAGAAAGTATTGGTCAACCATTCAGGGTCCAGCGAAGGTTTGACAATCGGCAAGCTGCGAGAAGCCAAGTTCAAATTGGACAACAACAGCGTTGACCCAAGCATCCCGCGTGTAATGGTGGTCGGGCCAAAGCAGATCCAAGATTTGCTGGCAACTACACAGATAACATCAAGTGATTTCAACACCGTCAAGGCGCTGGTTCAAGGCGATGTCGATACTTTTATGGGCTTTCAGTTCATCACCAGTACCCGACTGGCTCATAACAGCGGCACCGATGTCAGAACCTGCTTCGCGTATGCAGTAGACGGCATCACGTTAGCGGTTGCCAAAGACCTGACGGTGCGAATTGACGAAAGACCAGACAAGGGCTACGCAACGCAGGTGTATGCCTGTATGAGCATTGGCGCTACGCGGATGGAAGAAGAAAAGGTCGTTGAAATTTCTTGTGACGAATCGCCATAACCAGGAGCTGAATAATGGCAAATAATAACACCACCAAAATCACCAACATTACGGCAGATCCTTCTGTCAATGTTGATGCCGCTGAAGCCCACGGGCGGATGCGGGTCTGGTATGACAGCTTTGAAGCCAGTTCTACAGCTTCAGGCGATACGATAACGTTTTCACGAATGCCGAAAGGCGCAACCATCTATCAAGTTCGCGTCGTTGCGGATGCGTTAGGTTCTAGTGTAACGATCAAGGTCGGCGATTCAGGGGATGACGACCGCTTCATCACGGCAACGACAATGAACACCGCGAACCTTGTGACCGAAACCAACGCCATCGCAGGCGTGGCCTACAACTACACGGCAGAAACCGACTTGATTGCTACTGTTGGCGGTGCTGCCGCCACCGGTACGATTAAGTTTATGGTGTTTTATAGTTTAGGAGACTAATGACCAGCGTCGTTCAGATTTGTAACATTGCTTTATCCAACTTGGGTGAAGCGAAAATCGCGGCGCTGACGGACGAAAACGAGCGTGCGCGGCAGTGTAATCTTCGCTACGAAGACTGCAGGGATGCCGTGCTACGCTCACACCCTTGGAACGCTGCAGTTACGCGAGTAGCGCTTGCTGCCAACGTGACTGCACCTGCCTGGGGGTTTGCAAAAAAGTTTGCCCTTCCCGCCGACTGTCTTCGCGTCTTGGACATTGAAGACTTTTACCAGAGTTACAAAGTAGAAGGCCGCTTTGTGTTCACCGACGCGACAGCAGTCAACCTGCTTTATATTGCCAAAGTCACCGACCCAACACAGTTTGATAGCCTGCTCTTGCACGCCGTAGCGATGAAGCTAGCTAGCGAAATTGCAGAAGCGCTGACTGGTCGAGCGGAGTTGCGTGACCGGATGTTATCAAAGTATTTACAGATCCTTGCTGAAGCGCGTGGGGTGGACAGTCAAGAGCGCAGTCAAGCAGGCGAGTTCTTAGCGGACGGGTTCATCAACGCAAGGCTTGTAGGTTCAACCTACCGGCGAGCAGTACCGGCAAGCTAATGCGAATCCAAGCTCTCCAATCCAGCTTTGCAGACGGTCAGATCAGCCCGCGTATGCAGGGAATGGTTGAACTAGAGTCCTATAAGTCCAGCCTAGCCACGCTTGAGAATATGGTCGTTTTGCCGCAGGGCAGTCTTACCCGCCGGCCAGGCACCTTCTTTGCGGCGACGACCAAAGCCAATGGCGCAGCTAGGCTGATCCCGTTCAGTCGCGGCCAGGGTACTAGTTTAGTGCTTGAGTTTGGCAACCTATACATAAGGTTTTTTGCCAACGATGGTCCTGTGCGTACTGATGATATTTCAGCAACCTACAGCCAAAGCACGACCACGGTCACGGTAACAAAATCCAGCCACGGCTACAGCGCAAGCGATGAAGTCTACCTAGATTTTACTTCAGGCAATGGTGTTGACGGCTTCTACACAATTGCGACTGTAGCAGACGCCAATACTTTCACCGTCACCAGCACGACATCACAGACCACCAGCGGCAACGTAAACATCAGCCAACGCTTTGAAGTAACCACGACGTACACCGCGAGCCAGGTCAACGACATCGCCTTTACTCAGAGCGCGGATGTCTTGTTCCTAGTTCATCCAGACCATGTCCCCGCCCGCCTAGAAAGAAACGCGACCAATTCTTGGGCGCTGACGAATTTGCTGCCTTCCGTCATTAGCGGCACTTACACCCGCCCTGCAACGGTATTAACCGATGGCCCATTTAAGGCCATGAACACGACAGACACCACGCTGACGGTGGCGCTGGCAGCCAATTCAAATTTCACAACATCCTTTAGCGATGGATCACTAAGCCTGGAAGAAGTGGGTACAGTTAGTCCGAGTAATGTCGATGTCGCGACCAACGCTTTTACGCTAGCGAATCATCCGCTAGTGAACGGTATGAAAGTTCAGTTCAGCAGCATACCGTCTGGGTTTGCCAGTACACCCACTTTATCGGCGACCACTGATTACTTCGTAGTCAGCGCCACACAGAATACGTTCAAACTCGCAACCAGTGCAGGCGGCACGCCGGTGGACATCACTGCCGCACCGACTTCTGCCGACCTAACCGTCAACAAGAGTTTTGTTGACAAAGATGTTTATATCAAAGTCACCGCAAGTGCCACAACAGGCATCAACGATGATACGGGCTTTCAAACGACAGACGTTGGGCGCTACATCCGGCTGAATACTGAAATCGCACCGCAGATCAAGCATGGTTATGGAGAGATTGTAGAGCGCACCAGTACGACGGTTGTTCTAGTACAACTCAAGACTGCAATTGCCGGTGTAGGCGCAACTACAGAGTGGCAGCTTGGTTCTTTCAGTGGCACGACGGGCTACCCAAGGACCGTGCAACTCTATCAGCAAAGGTTGGTCTTCGCTGGCACTGCAGAAGAAAGTCAGACGATCTTTCTGTCTAAGACTGCGGACTTCTTCAACTTTTCAGCCACGGAACCGCTAGGCCAGCAGACCGGACAGCGCGATAGTAGCGGGCGAAGTATTGTGGGAGAGCAAATTTTTGAGGATGCCGCAATCAGTCTGACGATTAGCAGTGACACCGTGGATCAGATCGAATGGGTTTCTGAGGATCAGCGGCTCACCATAGGGACTTCAGGCGGCATCTATCAATTGTACGGCAGTTCTGATGACCTGACGTTGACGCCGTTTAACTTCAGCATCACGAAAGTCAGCGCCTGGGCATGCGATCCAACAGCACTGCCCGCCAAGATTGGCAACAACCTATTATATGTACAGAACAACGGGCGAAAACTGCGCGAGTTGGCATTCGACAAATTGCAGGACCAATACAGTGCGGCAGATTTAACGCTTAGAAGTGAAGACATATCAGAGACTGGTCTGATTGCTACCGCCTACCAAGACCAGCCGTATAGCGTGCTGTGGTGCCTGCGAAACGACGGCAGGCTCGCAGGGTTGACCTATGTAGATTTGTTGCAGATGCGGGCCTGGCACCGACACACGATAGGCGGAAGCCATACTGATGCAACTTTTGGCAATCATGCGAAAGTCGAAAGCATTGCCAGCATACCGCGTGGCACGCATGACCAACTCTACATGATTGTGAAGCGGGACATCGATGGCGGTACAAAGCGCTATGTTGAATTTCTTGAGCGCTACTTTGTTGCTTCTGAAATCCTGCCCAGTGATGCGCATTTTGTAGACAGTGGCCTAGAAGAACCACCTAGCCGCACCAGCGCATCTACTGCTGTCAGTGCCCTAGACCATCTGGAAGGCGAAAGTGTAGCTATTTTAGCCGATGCCGCCGTACAACCGAACAAGACCGTCAGTTCTGGTGCGATCACACTACAGACCGCCGCCACCAACTTTCGTGTTGGCTTCGCTTACAACAGCGACATCAAAACCTTGCCGATGGTGGCGATGACAGGGCAAGGCACCAGTGTAGGCAACCGAAAGCGCATCCACCGCTTCACCGTGCGTTTACTAGAGTCATTGAGCTTTAAATTTGGGACTAACGCCAACGATTTAGACGCCGCAACCATCGCCTATTTGGAAAGCCTTGGACTCAACTTTGGCGTCAACATCAGCGACCTGACCGAAGCGGTCTTTAGAACAGCCAGCGATAATATTGGCAGCGCTCTGTCCTTCTTCACTGGCGAAAAGACGTTTCAAGTCGGCGACCAGTTTAACACGATTACCCAGTTATTTCTCAGGCAGGATCAACCGTACCCGTTTTCTGTCACTTTATTAGCGATTGATTACCAAACCAACGAATGAGTGCATTAGCAATATTTGGCGCAATCACAGCGGGCAGTACCTTACTTAATATGTACGGGCAGAGTCAGAAGAACGCGGCGGATGTTAGGGCTTTGAAAGCCCAATCAAAAGCATATCAAGCGAGTGCCGCTGAGAACCTAGCCTTTGCCAGAGAGCAAGCAAACCTGTACATGCAGACCGGCGCTGAGAACGCCAGAGCGATAGAGTTTCGAGGAGCAGAACTACTGGCACAAGAAGAGCGTGCGGGTCTAGGACGCATTGCCGGCATCCGTGCCCGTGCTGGCGCTTCTGGAGCTTCAGTCAATGTAGGCACACCCGCCAACGTGCAGATCAGTCAGGCGTTTGCCAATGACTACAACCTGAGAATGTTGGACTACAACACGCGCTATGAAGCAGCCCGCACAAGACTAGAAGCAAAGAACAAGGCAACAATGGAACTGCGGCGCGGGCAACTGGCCTATAACCAATTGATACGCCAAGCACAACTTGCGGAACAGGGTGCAGGCAATGTTGCAGCGGCGCGTGATCTGCAGCTCTTCAGCACACTGCTCGGCGGTGCCGCTGACTTTGGGCAACTGTATTACCGATTCAGTGAGTTAGAAAAGTAATGGCTAGGCTTCCATTCCAACAGGCCAGTGTTCTGCCACAACAGAACCGTCTAAGTGCCCCCAACGTACCGAATGCACCTGGTGTGATGCCCACACAAGTGCCAGGTCAGAATATTCAGGCGCAGGCGTTTCAGGATCTAGGAAAGACGATTTCACGCATTGCTTTCAGCACGGCTGATATTTATTTGGCGCAGGCAGAAAAAGCGAAGAACGAAGAAGAGAATATGGAAATCGTTGACGGTGTTGGCTTTGTCGATTCTTTGTTCAACAACTTCAGAGTTTCTTTAGAAAAAGACCCAACTGACAGCGCAGGCGCGCTGCTCCGTTATGAGTCATTCATCAATGACACCCAAGACACGCTGGATGAATACTTGAAGGACAAGCCCAAACGGGTACAGAACGCAGTCCGCAAAATGTTGACTAATCGCGATGTCCAGACCAAGCACTTTGCCCAGATGCAAGGTGTGCGAACCCAGCAGCGTGCCCAGATCAGCGAAGTCAAAAGCCAAATTCTACAGAAACTTGAAGAACAGCAGATAGCAGAAGGGCCAGAGTTTTTCCTGAAAGCCATAGAGCAAGACGAAACTAGTTTTGTTGAAAGATATTCACAACAAACTCAAGAACTAATTGATTCTCAAATAAAAGATTTACCAGAAGGCTTGCAACAAGAAGTACGTAACCAGCTCTATCCTGCTTCAAAAAATCACATACTGCGCGCCCAGCAAGAATACAACAATTCTGCGCGACAACGCCAACAGGCAGGCTTTGTTGAAGAACGGAACAACATCTTAAGAACTTCAACAACACGCGAAGAAGCTCTTGACCGTTTTGCGACACTTCAAAGTGACATGCTGCTCAGTGGTGCCACCGATGAACCTACCGCAGCGAAAGCGACTGCTGATCTAGAAAATACTTTTGACAACTTTGATGTCACAGCACAAAGAGAGCAGGCCTTTAGTTCTGACAATGTTGCAGCACTTGAACAATTGATTGTAGATCTAGAACAAAATGAAGAAGCGTTCCCAGCATTGTCTTTGCCAGAGCGCCGTACTGCAATCAACAAAGCAAAAAAATCACTGATTCAGTTGGAAACCAAGATTGCTGGGCAAATCAGGCAGTCCATTGAATTTGACATCCTAGCAATTGGGCTGGTTGCCGATGACTCGCCAGAAAGTTTGCAACTGAGAAATCAGGCAAGTTTCGAACAGAAACTAGCAGGCTTGATTGATGAAAAAGAAAAGGACGCTTATAGCAGATTGTGGACTTATGCAGTTGAAGCGGATGACATGACTGACGGCGTTGAAACAATGACACTGGCAGAACTTGAAGAAATACCAGACAAGTTGGAACCGCCAGTTTTTATAGAAGGCGAACAAAATATTTTATTGAATCGCTACAACGCCATCTACACCCAAGCGCTCAGACAACGCGATGTGATCAAAAAAAGACGGGCTGAAGATCCTGCGAGTTTTTATATGGTTCCAGAAGGTCAAGACCCACTGGCTTCTTCAACACTGCGCCAGGTTCTTGATGTCCAGTTGCAGTACGTTGGGCAAAGCATCAAGCAGATTCCAGACAGAGAACTGCGACGCCGACACATGGCGGGCAACCTGCGGTTGTTCAGTAACCAGACTTTGCGAGATTTAAATGCGGCCTACATCAGCCATGAAACAGGCCAGGACCGTCAAAACTTCATGAACAGGTTTGAATCCGCATCTGGCGAATACACAGCATTGGCTTTGTCAGAAGCTGCGATGAAGAAAGGCATTGGTATTGGCTTACCTGGTCGCGCCCAGCTTTACACAGAAGTCAGCGAACCAGGCACTGTGCAAAATCTTTTCATGAGTGAAACGAACGCAAAGATTAATCGGGACAATGTACGGAACAATTTTGACGGTCAAAGTCTAAATGATGTTCGTACAGAACTAAATGCCAATGAAGATTTGCAGAACTTTTTAGGCAGTCTGCAAGTTGATCCTGGCGGAGTGGCGCTAGCCAATGACTTTGAACAAGCGATTCTAGACTATGCACTAGAAATGGGCAGGGCCGGTGTTGACGACCCAATTGAAATGGCTGTCGAGCATATGGTGAATGACAACTACATTTTTTTAGATGTCAACGGAGAAGTCGCACCTGTCCGGCTGCGTTCAGAAGTGGCTACAATGTACGGTCCAGAAGATATGGGCGAAGCCCTGACAGACTACACTGAACGCTGGTTGGCAGAGCGCAAGGCCGGTCTGGTTGATGTCTTTGCAGAAGATGACCAATGGGCGTGGATTACGCGTGGTGATGAAACCGGCATTGAGTTAGTCAATCTGAATCCGCTGGCAGGCAACCAGGTGAGTTCCCGCACATCTGGTGTAATTTTGACCAATCAGGAACTGTTGCGGATGACAGAAGACTATGTCCAGGCCAAAGGTGGTCCGCTTACGTCTGACTTTGGCAAAGACGTTATTCCTGCAGAAGTAGAAACTGCGCCACTTGATCCAATGGTACAAGCGTTTGCGCCTGGAGTTGAACCAGGTTCAACAGCAACCGACAATATGACCCGTGCAACTAATGTAGTGCCAGAACCTCAAGAAGATCCTGAACCAATAGAACGTCAAGCGCAGGACCGCGCAGAGTTGTTGCAGGACGCAGAATCTAAAGACCCTGCAATGCAAGAGCGGCAAGAAATCAGAAGGCAACTGCGCAAACAACGCGAAGCGCCTGCTGTACCTGAAGCGCCAGAAGCGCCTGAAGCACCTGCAGACACCACAGACATGACCCGTGTTCCGGTGGGTATTGCTCCAACTGATGATGTTGTACTAGAGCGAGAAATCAAAAAACGTTTTGGTGCTGCCAATCGAAGTATTCGCGAACAGGTTCAACAGTACATTATTCAAGACGACGGTATTATTGCAGAGGGTTCAATTCGTTTCCTACAAGCACAGCGAGACATGCACCTAGACAATGCCTCTGCATACATGCGTTACAACGATACGAACAAGCAAGACCGTGGCACGTATACGTCAGGCGCGTTGCCGCTTCTTGCCGAAGAACTAGCGATGGCCCGTGTGTACCAAGAACTGATTACGCTGCATAGCCGATGATCTATCATCCAGTGACCACAGATTTTCCAGGCGGACAAGACCAATTTCTGCGCGACTATCAGCCGAGCGCATATCGGTTGTTTAAACTGGGCATGGGCGCTGGCTTAGATAATACATCGCCTGGGCTGGTGGCGTCCTTACTAGAACTGGACAGAGCTGAAAACGCGCCAATTCTTAGCAAAGAAGATTGGGAAGAAAGCAAGTTTTACGACCCTGAAATTCAGTGGGACGAATCCTTCACGACACCCAAAGCTAGATTGCTTAAAGAACGGCGGGACCGTGAGAAAGAACTGGCAACCTTACTAGAGCGCGCGGGCGCTGGTGCTACGGCAGGTTTTTATGCAGGCGCGTTAGTCGGCACAGTACCTGATCCGGTCAACTATATACCTTTCGTAGGCATTGCATCCAAAGCCAAGAGTGCAAACACCATTCGCAAAATCATGCAGTCGGGGCGCGTAGGACGCGGTGCCACGAGTGCGACAGATGCACTGATTGGGACAGCAATTCTACAACCTGGTATTTTTGCCGAACGTGATGCGTATCAATTGAAGTATGACTACCGCGACGCTTTGACGGACCTTGGGTTGGCGTTAGGTCTAGGCTTTGGTTTTGGTGCGCTACTGGGCAAAGTCAACCCAAAGGACGGCAACGCAAGTATGCCGCAAGGCCGTGCGACACCAGATGGTGAGGGGAAGCCTGATCTGTTGCCAGTTATGAAAGTTCAGGCACCGGAAGCACTTTGGAGATCTGTACCGCCACGAGATCAAGTGGAAGCGGTAGCAAAGAAAATGGCGTCAGATGGTGCTTCACAGAACATCAATGCAGGCGCAACGGCTCGGCCACAACCTGAAGTCGTGCGTGCCGCAGATCCAAACATGCAGATCCCAGAAGTGCAACTGCGTGGCTTTACCAATGATGGGCGGGTTCAACCTGGACCGACACCAACACCGGAAGACGCGCCAATCAGCGCGAACGAAGCGCGTTTGATTGAACTGGAAGCTGAACTGGATGAACGAATCCGAATTGCTGATGAGCAGGGTACTTTGCCAGAAAACGACGCCCGCGAGTTGGCATACTTAGAAGAAGAAGTACAAGCGCAGGTCAAGTACCACCAGGCGATTGAAGAAATCACAGAGTGTTTAATAAACAATGGCTAGAAGAAAAGATCCTTGTCTAGATTTAGCAAACCAAAGCCGCTTCGGGCTAAGTCCGCAGAAAGCTAAGGACGTTGTTGATGAATTGAAAGCTGAACGTCAGGCAATTGCAGATGATGCGACGGTTGCCGACAAGAACCAAAAGTTTCGCGAGAAGTCAAAGGAAATCACTGCCACACAACGCTTTCAGATGATTCAAAGACGCCGAGAGCGCAAACGCCAGGTCTTTAAAAATGTAGCATTGGATGGGCGTCTGGATGCGGTCAGCAACACCAAAGACAAGGCCAAGACACTTAGCAGGTTGCTAGTCGGCAGCGCCAAGCAAGGATTTGCCGCCTTGGACAGTGTTGCCAGCAAACAAGTCGCCATGCGGAAGCTACGGGTTGGGCGCGTGCTGAGTGTCTTCAACCGTGCGGGTGACGGACTTTTCAGCACAGAGAACTTACAGCTCAGTCGGCCAACTGTCATGGGACGCTTTCTATTTGGAAAAGGCTTGTTTGATGATGAAGATTTTCAACGCAGCTTGATCGTAGAATTGTTTGATGGGCTTGGTAAAAGCGGCAACCCAGATGCGCGCAAGCTCGCTGATGCGATTCTGAAAGAGAAGCGCGACATGATTAACAAGCTGCAGGCCGAAGGTGTGCCGATCCGCTGGCTAGATGACCATGTAACGACACAAACGCATGATGCGATTGCAATCAGTAAGGCCGGTCTTGATGAGTGGATCGCAACAATTGAGCCGCTTCTGAATAAGAATCGAACCTTTACGAGTTCAGACCCAGTAAAACAGCGTGAATTCTTGGAAGCCGTCTACAACAACATCAAAAGCGGGAAGCGCAAAAGTGTGGAGCTAGTGACCGATTCAGGTCAAGGCGGGCGCCCAAGTCTAAGCAGTACAATGAGCGCAAGTCGTCAACTTCACTTTGAAGACGCAGATGCCTGGATCAAATACAACCAATTGTATGGACACAGCAACGCCGTCCAGTCTGTCATTCAAGGCATAGAACGACTCAGCGACAGCCTAGAGCTTATCAAAGTAATGGGCGCAGACCCAGACGCATCGTTTGAGCGCTTGCTCAATAGAAACAATTTTGAACCTTTTCAAAAAAGAATGCTGAAGTCCGAAATGAACCAGGTGACTGGAGCTGCTTTTGAAGTCGATGGACCCAAACTACACAAGTGGACACAGGGCATTGCCGCGATTCAATCACTGAGTAAACTGGGCAGTGCCATCTTCAGCAGCACCACCGACCCGATTTATGTAGCGTTTACGCAGCATTACCACGGTCGAAACTTTTTCACTAGTTACTACAACGCCTTCATTAATATCGGCGTAGGGCGCTTTCTACAACGGGCAAAAAGTCGCGAAATTGAATTGTTTGCGCGCAAGCTAGGTCTAGGGTTTGACGGCGTGATTGGCAGCGCGGCAGGCAGGTTTGCCGGTGCCAGAGACAACACAGAGTTCCTTCAAGGTGCGGTCAATAACTTTTTTCGATTAAACGGTCTTTCCGGTTGGACGAACTGGTACCGCGAAGGTTCAGCATATTTAATGGCTAGCGACTTTGCCGATGCAACCAAGATGAACTGGGACCAGCTTGCACCGAGCTACCGCCGTCTGATGGAGCGCTACGGCATAACGGATGCCGATTGGAAAGACATTGCAGCGCTTCCGAAAGACAAAGTAAATGGCTTAGACGTGATGATGCCACAGCGGGTCTATGATGAAATTGAACTAGGCAACATCACGGGTGACGCGATACCACGCAGCGAAGAGCTGGCAGAAAAAATTCAGCAGTTGCTCATTACCGAAAATGAATTTGCCATCATGCAACCAGGTGCCAACGAAGGTGCTTTCATGGCGCGGTATCCAGTCGGTGGCAGAGAGGGCACCACCGCAGGCACTATTCAAGGCACAATAGGCCGCTTGTTTTGGCAGTTCCGCAGCTTCGGCTTAACGATGATTTTTCGGCAGTGGCCGAGAGCGTATGAAATGGGCGCGCCAGCCCTAATGCACCTAGTGCCGATGGTCGGCATTGGTTACGGTGCTATGGCGTCAAAAGATCTACTGAAGATGCGAGAGTTTAAGAAGGCAGATGACCCAGTAGACTTGGGGAAAATTGCCGTCGCAAGTGTTTTGCAATCTGGTTTTGGTGGTCTAGCAGGCGATTATCTTTTTAATGATTACCGCCAATACGGGAGCAGTGCCTACGACGTTGTGGGTGGCGCATCCGTTTCGACCTTTAATGATCTAGCAAACTTTGGACTGTCGCTTTTTGACACCGCCACAGGCAAAGACCCAGTAGATGCTGCCGCTGCAGGTTGGCGGGCAATTAAGTCAAACATCCCCTACAGCAATTGGTGGGCGTCACGTACCGCTTTTGACTATCTAGTAAATTATCAGATTCAAGAAATATTAAACCCAGGATCACTCAGACGTATGGAAAGACGCTTCAAACAGAAAAACAATCAAGACTACAACAAAGATTTCCTTGGTTTTGACATGACACCTAGCAGCGTGATTGCGCGTGGAGGGGGGTACAGATGACTGTATCAGTTAAACGAAACAAGGTTCAGTACACAGGTGACAATAGCACCACCGCCTTTAGTGTGACCTTTCCATACACTGAAAGCTCGCAAATTAAGGTCTTTCTTGGTGGCACGCTTCAGACGATCACGACGCACTATACGCTTACAAGTCCAGGTGCTACGGGCACCGTGACGTTTGGCACTGCACCAGGTAGCGGTGTCAATGTCTCGCTGATCCGCGAAACCGACTATTTGCAGGGCGTGGATTACGTCAACAACGACGCCTTGGACGCCGAAACGCTAGAGAAAGCCTTTGATAAGCTGACCATGATGTGCCAGCAGTTGGACAACAAGATTGAAGGTTCAGTAGGCTTTGAAGAAACCGTCAGCGATAGCAGCACAACCAGCCTTAAACTCGCTGCTGGGACTACGGACTTAGCAGGCAAGCTGTTGGCCTTTGACAGCACTGGTGCCTTTGTGACCACGCAAGAAATTGGGACGTTTAAAGGTAGTGACAACACAACGACTACCGCTGACTACGTGGTGCGCGACCTAATCCGTGACAGCAGTAATGACAACGTGTACTTCACGAAGGTGAATGCCGATGCTGGTACTTTACTGACTAACACCGATAAGTTTGAGCTGCTGGTTGACGTTGCCACCGTACGAACGCTCAAGACTCAGGCGGAAACCGCAAAGACCGCCAGCGAAACCGCAAAGACCGCCAGCGAAGCAGCCCTAGCTTCTTTTCAAGGACAGTACAAAACGGGCAGTAGTGACCCGTATAGCGGGAGCGCTGATGCTGGTGACTTATGGTATGACACCAGCGCCAATATTCTAAAGTATTACACGGGCTCCGCGTTTGAGCCGGTCACGACTAGCCTAGCTTCTGTCAGCAGTAACTACCTGACTATATCGAACCAGGTTATCACCGCAGGCACGGTGCCTGTTGCGTTAGGTGGCACGGGTGCTACTAGTGCAAGTGCGGCTAGGTCTAACCTTGGAGTAGACGCCGCAGGCACAGATAACAGCACCGATGTAACATTGGCCGGTGCATTGAACTACCTGACGATTAGCGGGCAGGCGATTACTAGAAACGCAATTGACCTGACGACTGATGTCACAGGCGCTTTGCCACTGGCTAATGGTGGCACGGGTGCCACTTCCGCTAGTGCCGCTAGATCTGCATTGGGCGTTGATGCAGCAGGCACAGACAATTCTACTGACGTCACCTTGGCAACGGTCACTGGCAACTATCTGAGCATTTCTGGTCAGGCAATTACCGCAGGTACAGTGCCGATTACACTGGGCGGTACGGGAGCAACCACGGCAAGTGCAGCACGCACAGCTCTAGGCGTTGATGCCGCAGGTACAGACAACAGTACCAACGTTACCCTAACTTCTGTTTCTTCCAATTACTTATCGCTTTCCGGCCAAGAAATTACCGCAGGGACCGTACCCGTAGCACTCGGTGGAACAGGAAGTACCACAGCATCAGCAGCCAGAACAGCACTTGGAGTCGATCCAAGTGGAACCGACAACTCCACGAATGTGACGTTAGCCACGGTTGCCAACAACTATCTTAGTTTGTCCGGTCAAGCAATTACTGCTGGTACAGTCCCAGTTTCTTTAGGAGGAACAGGACTTACGTCACTTGGATCAGCAAATCAAGTAATCGCAGTCAACTCCGGAGGATCTGCACTAGAGTTTCAAAATCAGTCTGGTGGTGGCGGAATAAGCACAGGAAAAGCAATCGCAATGGCAATCGTTTTTGGATAAAATATGGCAGCACCTAATATAGTTTCTGTCGGGACCATAACCGGCAAAACGGCAGTTCAGGCAATCGGCACAAGTCCAGCCGCAATCGTGAGCAATGCAGGTTCATCTGGGAAGGTCTTTAAGATCAACACACTTCTGATCGCAAATGTGGATGGGACGGTTGCAGCGAATGTCACGGTTGATTTGTATCGGTCTTCAACGGCATATCACCTAGTAAAAACCATCAAAGTCTTTGCAGATTCAACTTTAGAAATCATCAATAACAACAGCATTTACCTGGAAGAAGGCGATTCTTTACGTCTTACGGCTAGTGCAGCCAGTGATTTGGAGGGTATCTGTAGCTACGAGGAGATCAGCGAATGAGTTTAGCGAGAAACATTGGAGACTTACCGAATGGTGATGATGCGCCTTTGTTTGGATGCCGTGCCTGGATAAACTTTAATGGCACTGGAACCATAGCAATCAGGGATTCTGGCAATGTTACTAGTATCACTGATAACGGGACAGGTGACTACACTGTGACTTTTACAACGGCAATGCCGGATGCAAATTACTCTGCTGTTTTATCTGCTGGTCGAACTCAAGATACTACCAATGCAATGAGAGTTGGTGTTATTAAAGGTCCACCGAATGCGTCTTTTGTGCGAATAGCAACGTGTTCCTCCGATAATAGTACAAGTGACGCAAATGAAGTTTGTGCCGCAATTTTCCGTTAACAACTAAGGAAACTTATGAAACTTGCAATTTTCCCAAATAACGAGGGCACAATCAGTGTGCTAGTGCCAGTGCCTAACAGTGGCCTTACTTTAGAGCAGGTGTGTTTGAAAGATATACCTTCAGGTGTCCCTTTCCGCTACCTAGACACAGAAGTCACGCCTTTACCAGATCGTGAGTTTAGAGGAGCTTGGACCGCTGATTTTACCAACCCAGATGGCTACGGAGCGTAATGGTTACTATTGATTTAGACAAAGCAAAAGAGATTAAGAAACAGTCACTAAGGCAGCAAAGGCAGCCATTACTGGAAGAGCAAGATGTCTTCTTCATGAGAGCGCAGGAAGCAGGAGCAGACACGACTGCAATTATCAATGAAAAAATTCGACTTAGAGATATAACCAAACTTTGCGATACGGCCACCAGTGTCGAAGAATTAAAAGCAATCTCAGTGAGTTAGACTGATGTCATATATTGGCAGCGTACCAACGCCAGCAGGCACGGAAACACGTCAAGAATTTACGGCTACCGCATCACAGACTACTTTCGCAACTTCTGGGTATGTAACTGGTAATTTCATTTCAGTCTACTTGAACGGCGTACGTCTCAGTAGTGGTACTGATTTCAGTGCTACTAACGGGACCGATGTTGTCCTGACAACAGGAGCAGCGGCAGGTGATTTACTAGCAGTGGAAATGCGCAACTCATTAGCAGACATTGGGGCAGGTTTTGCCAGTCGTGCAGAAGTCACTGGGACTAACACTACCGGAACAATTTCTAGTGGGTCTAACAGCCTGACGGTTGCGTCAGCAACAGGCATCAACGTTGGTGATTTTGTTGTTGAT